TGTCGCTAAGATGAAAGCTCTTGCAGTACAGTACAAAGGTGGTGATCAATCTGTTATACCGAAGTTAAAGGCTATGACGATTGAGAAAAAGAAATTAGAAGCTGAATTAGATGCTAAAGTTGCCGGAACAGGAGCAGATCAAGAATTGGATACTTCTGTAAATGAAGCGGAAAAAGCTGAGAAAGATTTTGATAAAGATGGTAAGAAAGAATCTCCTGAAGCAGAATATAAAGGAGTAAAAGATAGAGCAATTAAAAAAGCTACTGGTAAAACAGTTGCTAAAAAAGCTCCTATAAAGAAAGAAGCAGTTAAGGCTAAGAAAGATTTTGATAAAGATGGTGATGTAGAATCTCCAGAAGCAGAATACAAAGGAGTAAAAGATAAGGCTATTAAGAAAGCTGTATTAAAAGAAGATTGGGGTTCATCAGACCAAGGAGTAATGAATAGAGCTATTCATAAAGACTTAGGAGAACCAGAAAATATGCCAATGCCTTTTGATAGTGCATTTGAATCTGCAGTAGAAGAAGCAGTTGATTTTTATTGGAACGAGTGGGAAGAATATCAATCAGATAGAGATGGTTTAATTGACCATGCTAAAAAAGCTTATTACAGAAGATACTTCCCGGAGAAATTTGCAGGATTCCAAAAGATGTTTAGCGAAGGAGCGGTACAATCTATTGCAGATTTAGAAGCAATAGCTAACGATACTTCAAAGATGCCAGCAGAAAGAGATGCAGCTAGAAATAAGATGTATGATTTAAAGAAACCTAGCCGTGGAACAAAACTAGCAGAAGCACCAGAAGGTACGTATTACATTAAAGTAGCTGTTAGAGATGCAAAAAGAGCATTAGAAATTATTAAAGATAACCCTGCTTACAGTAAAGCAGTAGATATAAACGGATCAGACACGTATTATTTTACTAACCCAGAACTTGCATACGACTTAGAGATGGACTTTGGTACTCAAAACATCGAAGTAATTGATAGTAATATTGATATGAACGAAGCAGTAGTTAACGAAGGTCAATTTTCATGGTTTACTCAAGATTCAAATCAGCAGATCGGCTCTGAAAAAGAGAATACGTTACGAGTTGTTTACATGATTGACGATAAGGGTAAAAAGTACGCAGAAAGTAACTACGAAGGATACGGAGAATTTGGGGGAATGGACTATTATGAATTACTAGATGTAATGAACGGAGGTTCAGGAGATAGATCACATGGTATATCCATTGCATTTAACGAAGATCCAACTCATACAGAACCGGTTAAATTCCCGGCATTAGTTACCGATCCAAACTTTAACTGGCAAGCACACGATTTTACAAAAGAGCCTAAAAATGACCCTAACCAGAGTTGGTATACAGGTGATAGAGAAGAAGATTATGATGACGAAGACGAATACGAGAACAACGAAGGAAAGCACGAAACAGAATTAGTACAAGACCCTACATCTAAAGAGTTTACTCGTAAGATGAAGATGACACCTAAAGATATGGCAACAATCGAAAAGGTTCAAGGGATGATGGCTAAGGAAAAGAGCTTAAAGAAAGAAGAAGAAGATTATGCTCAAAATGATACTGCAGTTGATATAACAGGTAAAGCATACAGTATTGGAGATATTATAGAATTTAGAGGACATAAATTTGAGTGTCAAATTGGACAAAGAGGTATAGTAGTATTACAAAAAGTAGATGACGAATTAAATCCACTACCTCAATTCTTTGAAGGCGGTACACCACAATTTTCTACAATTTTAAAAAATGCTAAAATAGTAAGCCGTGGAATGGGAATATCGGAAGGAGGAGTTAATCCTGAAGGAGATGCAATGGTATTAAACTTTATAAAGAGACTATCTAAGATCTGGGATATACCAATGGCACATGCAGTTAATTTCATAAACGCTTCTATTAAGCGTCAAGGATATTAAAAAATAAACAATGAAAAAGGAATTATTTGATATGTTAATGACATCTGCCATTGCAGAAAAATCAAAAGCATTATTGACTTTGAATTTGCTCTCTGAACATCCAGTAGGTATTGGAGATCATTCCACAGGTGATTATTATAAAAATGCAGAAGAAGCATTAACTATGTTAGTTGATGCTAATGATAAAATTGAAGCTCTTGAAAAATTCTTCAAATAATAATAAGATAATGAATAAAGCTGAATTTAGAGAACTTATTGAAGAAATTTATTTCGAAGTATTAACTGAAAAGAAAGCCACACACTGTGGTAGATGCGGTCATACTCATGTTAAAGGAACACCTTGTCCAAGACCTTTTAAAGAAGGATTATCACCTCATGGTGACGATGCTTATATTAATAAAGTTGGATCTGAAAAAAACGAATCTCATTTTAAAATAGGTGACAAAGTAAAAATGTCTCATGGCGGAACCGGAGTTGTAAAATCTTTAGATAAAGAACACGGTGCTGATGATGAAAAGTATTACGGTATTGAATTACCGAGCGGTAAAATACATAAACATTCACCAAACGAATTACAAAAGTTAGACGAGAACGAAGGCAAATACTATGTAACCTACAATAAAGGTAGAGGTCAGGGTAAGGGGTTGGAAAAAGAATTTGATAAAAAAACATTTAGTTCAACTGATAAACCAAAAGTATTTAATTCATATAATGATGCAAAGAAATACGCTGAGGAAATGGAAAAGATGTTTAAACACTCAATAGGTGGGGGAACTTCATATTGGGTATCGGATGAAGAGATGAATAGAGTAGAAGAATCAGTAAACGAAGAAGAAGGTAACACAGTAAAACCAAAAGACCTACCTAAAGATTTTATAAAATCAATAGAAGATAAATTCGGTCCTATAAAAGATGAAGACTTTTTTAATAAAGACTTATCTACATATTTTAAAACAGATCTTGTAAACCAAGAGACTGGAGGAGTTGGACATAAGATAATTCAATTACCTAGTTTTGAAAATTTATTCCGTAATTTATCATCTGCAGTTGATTCAACAAAAGAGTTAATGCACATTGATGATATTCGTAAAGATGAAAAAGCAAGACAAGTATTTGAAGTTGTAAGTAAAACTTTTAATGCTCTTCGTCATTTCTTAAGAACTGAATACCCAGGTCAATATGCTATGATGAAACAAAGACGTTCAGTGAACGAAGATAAGTCATTAGCAGAATTAATCAAAGAAGAAGATCCAAAAGAAGAACCAGCAAAGAAGCCTGAAGTAAAGACAGACGAAAAGCCTCTAGAAAAAGCAGGTGAAGAGACTGTACTAGAAACAGCAACAGAAAAGATGTTAGGTAAGTTTCCTAGTCTTAAACAAGCTGTAGAATCTCTACTTACTAATCAATACGGAGAATTCGTAGAAGAAATTTTATGGGTAGCACCTCGTCCTTCTACATTTAGAGTTGAGTTGAAGAACAAACAGAACTTTATCTTAAAATGGACTGGAAAAGGCTTTGAAGCACAGATTCAAGGTAAACGCTACTACATTAATAAATTAGCAGACTTCGAACAAGCATTAGATAAATTAAACGAATTGCTTAAATACGGACCTAACACAGGCGGTGAGCCAGGTGAAGGTGGAGAAGATGCTGGAGACAGCGGATCATCAGGTAGCACTAGTGGAGGAGACTTCCCAGGCGCTGATGCATCAGGTGGTGAAGAAGAAGAACCAGCACCGGAAGGAGAAGCAGGAGCAGAAGGCGGAGCAGATTTAGGAGGAGAAGACGTAGAATTTCAAGAACCAGCAGAAGATCCGAAATAAATGAATTTAGTAGAAAAAACAATACTAGAATGGTCGTACAGATGTGAGAAAGGGTATCCTGATTTAAGTAATGAAAAGGATATGGATCTATTTGAATCCTTATTTGGATTTAGATTAGACGAAGGTGTCTTAAAATGGAACGACTTTAGTGATGCAAGTAGAAAGTATTCTCGACTACAAGTTATAGATAATAAGATAGAAAATAGAGCACCGTTTGAATTTAAAGATAGCAGCCAAAGTATTTTAACATACGCTGACGATTCTTACGCAGCACTATTTCATTCAATGGAAGTAGAGGCAATTAAAAAAATTGGAGGTACTAGAATAAATGAATTTCCTTTTTTTAAAGACGAAGAAGGAAATGATGTAAGTTTTAGCGCATTAAAGAAGACTAGAGAATTCGGGGGTACCGGCGGGAGTAAAATAGCTACAACAGAAAGACAAGAGCATGGAATAATAGATGCTATAAACGCAGTACCGGGAGTCAAAACTCTAAAAGGTACAAATAATATAGAAATTAACGGAGTTCAGACTGCAGTTAAAGTAGACGGCTTGAATGAGTTTGGAAGCGAACCTTATGCAGATGTTATCTTGAAAGTAAAAGGACAAGATATAAAAGTATCAGCTAAAGGAAACGAAGCACCTACCTTAGCGGGTGGTGGAATTAAAGGTATGACAGCTATGGCCATAACTAACCCAGAAATTAGAGAATGGTTAACAGATTTTTATGAAGATGCTTACGAGTTCTACCAAGATAGAGTTGAAGCAAATAACTTAGACGGAGTTAATTTAACAGGTAACAAACTTATTCCTGATGTTTCGAGAAAAGTACCAAAAGAGTTAATAAAAACAATTGTACAGGGCACTATTCCGATGGGAGGACCTATTGAGTACTACTACAAGGGAGACATGGAAGTTAAATTTGAAATAGAAGGTAACACAGTTAATTTTAAAAATGGAAAGTTTATACCTATTGATACTTTTATAGAAGAACATAGTAGTAGTTTTTATGCTCACATAAGAAAAAGAGACGGAGATTTCTTTTTTACAAACTCTCAACAAGATATAAACGGCATTATACTACGTCGTATATTTACGAAAAAAGAAGGAAGTAACTCAACTCAATCTAGATTCGGAACTTTAGATAAGATTCGCGGGATTGAGATATAATTAATTAGTTATGTCGCAAGATATTAGAAATATAATAGCACAAGAATATTTAAAATGTGCTAAAGATCCAGGGTACTTCATGAAGAAGTATTGCTATATTCAACACCCGACAAGGGGTAGAATTCTCTTTAATTTATACCCATTTCAAGAGAAAGTACTACATTTATTTAGAGATAATCAATTTCTTATTACATTAAAGTCTAGACAGCTTGGTATATCTACCTTAGCGGCTGGTTACTCGTTATGGTTGATGGTCTTCCATAAAGATAAGAACGTACTAGCCTTAGCAACTACACAAGCAACAGCAAGAAACCTGGTTTCTAAAGTACAATTCATGTATGAACAGTTACCCAAGTGGTTACGTCTACATGCAGTAGAGAAGAACAAACTCTCACTGAGGCTGAAGAACGGTTCAAAGATACAAGCAAAGTCAAGTAATTCTGATTCTGCTCGTTCTGAAGCAGTATCACTACTATTAATAGATGAAGCCGCCTTTATTGATAACATTGAGGAAACCTTTACTGCTGCACAACAAACGTTAGCAACCGGTGGTCAATGTATGGCTCTATCAACTCCTAACGGTATCGGTAACTGGTTTCACTCTACCTATGTAAAAGCAGAAGTAGCTGAAAATTCCTTTGTACCTATTAAATTACCATGGACAGTCCATCCTGAAAGAAATCAGGTTTGGAGAGACATGCAAGATAGAGATTTAGGACCTCGAATGGCAGCACAGGAATGTGACTGTGACTTCCTATCATCAGGAGAAACCGTATTTGAACCAGAAGATTTACAATTTTATGAAGAAACTTATCAAAAAGATCCAGCAGAAAAAAGAGGAGTTGATGGCAATTTATGGGTTTGGGAAAGTCCTGATTATACAAAATCTTATATGGTTACAGCCGACGTATCTAGAGGTGACTCTACTGACTTTTCTACGTTTCACGTAATGGATATAGAAAGTTGCGTTCAGGTAGCAGAGTACAAAGGGAAGTTATCCCCGAAGGAATTCGGTAACGTCTTGGTAGGAATCGCTTCTGAATACAATGATGCGCTTCTAGTAGTAGAAAACGCAAATATAGGGTGGTCTACCATAGAACAGATATTAGAAAGAGAATATAAGAATATGTACTACAGTTCAACCTCTAACCAAGATACAGTTGAATCGTATATGTCGAAATATGAAAGAGAGAAACTCGTTCCCGGCTTTACAATGTCAATGAAAACGCGTCCATTAGTGGTTGCAAAGATGATGGAGTATATTAGAGAGAAAGCAGTTACTGTTCAATCTAAAAGGTTACTACTTGAGATGAGAGTATTTGTATGGAAGAACGGAAAAGCCCAAGCACAGATAAATTATAATGATGATTTAGTGATGGCCTTCGCAACCTCACTATACGTAAGGGATACCGCATTGAGACTAAGACAGCAAGGTCTTGACTTAGCTAGAGCACAACTTTCCTCTTTCTCAAATCTTAATGCAAAAAACCAAGCTGTTATATCAACAGTTGGTTCCTACCAAAATAATCCGTATCTTATAGATATGGGTGGCCAGCAGAAGGAAGATATAAGCTGGTTATTTTAAACGAATCTATTTATAACTAAAGACATTTTAATTAAATGGCAGATAAAGGCTTATTTAGTAGACTACAGAGACTCTTCGCAACAGACATACTTATACGTAACGTAGGTGGTGATGAGTTAAAAGTAATCGATCCTAATCAAATACAAACAACCGGTAAATACCAGACTAACTCTCTTATAGATAGGTTTAGTAGATTATATGTCTATAATAATAGAAATATATTTAACCCGAATTTAAACTTTCAAACTCTAAGAATACAGTTATACTCTGACTATGAAGCTATGGATACAGATCCTATTTTAGCTTCTGCATTAGATATTATAGCCGATGAAGCAACAGTAAAAAACGATTTTGGTGAAGTTTTAGCTATTAGGTCTTCTGACGAAAATATACAACGAGTTTTATATAATTTATTTTACGATATACTTAATATCGAATTTAACCTATGGTCATGGACTCGTAACATGGTCAAGTACGGAGACTTCTTTTTAAAGTTAGAGATTGCAGACGGTTTAGGGGTATACAATGTACTACCTTATACGGTTTACCATATTTCACGACATGAAGGAGAAGATCATGAAAATCCGACTAAAGTAACTTTTCAGATCGACTTAGATGGTTTAGCTACTTCACAAAGTCCTAACTATACTCCTAATACAAATAAGAAAGTAATTAAGTTAGACAATTACGAAATGGCCCACTTTAGGTTAATTTCAGATACTAACTACTTACCTTATGGACGTTCTTATTTAGAACCAGCTCGTAAGATCTTTAAACAGTTAACTTTAATGGAAGATGCGATGTTAATTCACCGTATCATGAGAGCTCCAGAAAAGAGAATGTTCTACATTAACGTAGGTCAGATACCACCAGCAGAGGTTGAACAGTTTATGCAAAAGACTATCAACACTATGAAAAAGACTCCTTACATGGGTCAAGATGGTCAGTATAACTTACGATTTAATCTACAAAATATGATGGAAGATTACTACCTACCTGTAAGGGGAGGTGATACTTCTACTCGTATTGAAACTACAAAAGGTTTAGAATACGACGGAACAAACGACGTTGTTTACTTAAGAGATAAATTATTTGCTGCATTAAAGATACCTAAAGCTTACTTTGGATATGAAGGAGAGTTAAACGGTAAAGCAACTTTAGCAGCAGAAGATATTCGTTTTGCTAGAACAGTAGAGAGAGTGCAAAAGATTATGGAATCTGAGTTAACAAAGATTGCATTAGTCCATTTATATGCTCAAGGCTTTACCGGTGAATCGTTAGTTAACTTTGAAATTAAATTAACAAATCCTTCTATTGTTTACGAACAAGAAAGAGTTGCTTTAATGAAAGAGAAGATTGACTTAGCAGCTCAGATGATAGATACTAAATTATTCTCAACAGATTATATTTACGATAATATCTTCCACTTATCAGAAGATAAGTACAATGAGATGCGAGAGTTAATTAGAGAAGATTTCAAGAGAAACTTTAGATTAGCTCAGATAGAAGGAGAAGGAAACGATCCTGCACAATCAGGAAGATCTTACGGTACACCACATGACCTAGCGTCAATGTACGGTAGAAGATCAACTGCTACAGATAGACTTTCAGGAGGAGGGCCAGGCTCAGTACCACCAGGGTACGAAGATCATCCAGCTCCACCAAAAGGATTAACTGACCCAGGAGAAGAGGGTGGACGTCCTAGAACAAATATGTCAATGTATCATACCAATGACAATCCATTAGGAGGAAGAGATCCATTAGGGAGCCAAGGAATGAAAGGCGGTTATCCAAGCGATAACGAGAACGTAATGGAAGGGTTAAATACAAAAGCTGTTTACCATCGAAATAAAGAAGTACTTAAAGAAATGGTCTTTAATACTCAGAAGAAAGATGAATCAAATCTACTAAAGGAAGACAATATTAGAGATTTAGGTGAATAAAGCATATTTATAATAGGAAACCTATAAGATGAAAGTAAAACATTCGAAGTATAAAAACACAGGACTGATATTCGAATTGCTTGTAAAGCAAATCGCATCAGATACCCTATCTAAAAAAGATTCTCCTGCATTAAGTGTATTAAAGAAATTCTACGCAGGAAAGTCCTCTTTAGCTAAGGAGTATAAACTCTATGAATTTATATCAAAAAACAGTAATGTTTCTCCTCTAAGAGCAGAAGCAATACTATCAACAATAACAGAAATCTCTCGCAAGTTAGATCAAGCTGCTGTTAAGAAACAAAAGTATGAATTAATTGCAGAAATAAAAACTCACTACAATGTAGACGAGTTCTTTGCAATACAAGTAAGAGACTATAAAGCACTAGCTGCTCTATATTGTTTATTAGAAACACAAAATAACGCAGAGAATGTTGACCCTAGTTCTTTAATTGAAAATAAAACTACAATTTTAGAACACTTAACTTCAAAAGCTCAAAACGAAGATGATGTAAAAGATACCTTAATCGAAGAGTATTCAAAATACGATAAAGATTTAAGATTACTTACATTTAAAATTTTATTAGAAAAGTTTAATGACAGCTATAAAGATTTACTTCCGGAACAAAAAAATATTTTAAAAGAGTTTATAACTTCTGTTAATTCAACTACTCGCCTTAGAACAATCGTAAACGAAGAATTAGAAAAGATTGCAACAAAGGTAGTAGAATTGTCTCAGAAGGTATCTGATCAGGTTATTAAGATTAAACTAGAAGAGGTAAAGAAAGCTATTAAACCTGTGTCAAACAAGGAGAAAATAGGGGATACCCACTTAGTCAACCTTATGCAGTACTACGAGTTAGTACATGAACTTGAAACGATATGAAAATAAGCGAATTAAGAAAATTAGTACAAGAAGTACTAGAAGAAGCTAACGTAACCAATGTTGGCGGTTCTACATACACTCCCGGAGCAAACGATGCATTCGCTACTCGATTTGCTTTTGGAGGAAAGAAAGATAACAAAGCAACAAATTATGCGAAGAAGCTAGGCTTTAAAAAAGTAAGCCGTCCAAGCAGACCTTCAAATACAAAATTAATAGACTATCTAAATGAAAACGCTACAAGAAAAGTTTAACGCTGTAAACGAAAACAGATATACAAAAGCTGAATTCTTACGTGATGCTCAAAAACAATACCCTCAATTTATTACTCAGTTTAATGGGTATGAAGATAGTATTCAAATCTTTAAAAATAGAGGATTGATAGCAGAAGTAAAAGAAGTAGTTTATGATAACAAATCAGAAGATAGTTACTCACCAGAGACTATTCGTAGAGGAGTTGATATTGAATTAGACGCTATGGGTGTTGATTCTGCCGGTAAAGTAGAAGAGAAAGAATACGAGAAAGCTAAGAAGAAAGCAATGGCTAACTTAGAAAAAGATTGTAACTACTACTTGAACCTTATGGCTAAAGAATCTACTAAAGTAGATAAGCACGATCAAATGGTAGCTGCTAAAGATAATAACAAAGTAGACACTTTTAACGGTATGAAGAAAGCCGAATTAAAAGAAGCTATGAAGAAAGTTATTATTAACTTATTAGAAGATAAGCAACCATTAAATGAAGCTGCAGCCGAGAAATTAGAACAGTATATTAACTACGAGAACCCAGACAATCAAGACTTAGCAGCAAGAATTAGAAAAGGTGCTACAGACTTAGCCGCACATATTGCTAAGATTGAAAAAATGTACTTAGATACAAGAGAAAATATAGAAGGTATTTATGAAGAAATTGGTTCATTTATGGCCCCTGCAGTATCTAATGCATTTAAAGAAGATTTAAAACCAGTAATGGCCAAATATTTTGCTATAGAAACTCCGAAATCTAGACGTTTATCTCCAGAAGAGTTAGAGCAGTTAGGATACTCAGCAGGTAATTCTAGAGGAGCAATGTTTTCGATGAAAGAAGGCAAAATTATAAAAAAGAAATAAGCATGGCATTATTAGTAGAAGTACAAGCCTTTAGACCTATTCTTAGAGAATCTAAGGAAAGACCTGGAGTATACGAAGTAGAAGGTATTATGCAACGTGCTGGAGCTAAAAACCAGAACGGACGTGTTTACGATAAACAAATACTTTTACGAGAAGTAGATAAGTATATAACCGAGTTTGTTAAAAACGGTAACGCATATGGTGAATTAGATCATCCAGAATCTGCTTTAGTATCTCTAAAGAACGCATCCCACATCATAAAAGAATTATGGTGGAAAGGTGATGAACTAATGGGAAGAGTAGAACTACTTAATACACCATCAGGTAATATCGTAAAAGAAATTATTAAAGCAGGTCATACTATAGGTATCTCTTCAAGAGGTACAGGATCTGTTCAACAAACTAACGAAGGTACTTTAGAAGTACAACCAGATTTTGAACTAGTTTGTTGGGATTTCGTATCTAATCCATCTACACATGGTGCCTTTATGAATCCAATCTCATTAAACGAAAGCATACAGTCTATGTCTAAATTTAGTAAATTAGACAACATTATAAACGACATATTAAGAGCGTAATGAAACTAACAGCAATTATACTAGAGAACGACAACAAAGTAGATCAACTATCAGTAGCCTTAGGTAGCGAGTTTAAAACACTTACTAACGGTATTAATGCAGAATTTGATAAAGCAGATGATCCTAAAGAAGGTCTTCTTACTACAGCAAGTCTTATAGTAGCATTACCTGCTATACTAGGGTTAATTGCACGTCTAGGAAGAAACGCTTCTAAGTTAGTAAGACAAATATTTGGTGATAAACCAGAAGATCCATCTGCTGCTGAAAAGTATTTCCAAGATATGGGTGTATTAGCGGATAAATTACATCATTTATATGTTAGACCTATTGAAGCAATCGTTCATAAGTTTGT